TCTTCAATGCCGTGTGGGTAAACATATATTGGTTTTGTTACTCCATTGTCTTTAAATACCTTAGCGCACCAGTCTGATGTTGCCCAAACTTCGTCGCAATTATTAAATCTTTCAACCCAGTCTGGTCTCATTGATGTTGATTCCCAAGGGGTGTACCCAATTTGATACTGACCTTTGTGTAATTTAAAATGGTGGGGTTGTGTAAAATTAATTTGTATATCTGCTTTAGGATTGGCGTATGTAATATAATGACCTAAATTATTTAATGATTTAACTATATTTTTCCCAGCGTAACCAAAGCCAACGGCTGGGTTTAGTCCTGCTTTAATCGTATAATAAGATATATTCATGTTTTCTTTCTAGTTGACTGGCTTGACAGGCTTGGGTAATCAATGTTACTATTATAGTTCGTTATCTCTAGAGGAGGAAATGCCAATGGAGAAAATAAAACAACAGGTAAGTGATTTGGCTCATAACCTGGTTACAATAGTAATGATAACATTATTTTTGTTTCCTGTACAGCCTGCAAATGCCTTAGTAGTAAAACCTTTAGTGAAAACTGAAGCCCAATTAAAGCAAGAAGTTTTAGATAGCTTTAGTAAAGAAATTTACAAGTCATCTGAGATGCTTACAGACAAAGAGCTAGTTCTACTTCTCAAGACTGTAGGATTCGAAGGAGAAGGCCTTAAAAAAGCTTGGTCCATAGCAAAGCGTGAATCTAATGGAAGACCGCTTGCATATAACGGGAATAAGAAAACTGGAGATAGTTCTTACGGAGTATTCCAGATAAACATGATTGGAAATCTCGGTCCAGACAGACTAGAGAAATTTAACCTAAAGAGTAACAAAGAGTTATTCGACCCAGTAACAAACGCAGAGATAACGTATTATATGACCAATGGCGGTATTGATTGGTCGGCTTGGAAGGGTATGACCCCAAGAGCTAAGGAATGGCTATTGCAATTCCCGACTGATTAGAAAAAGTAGGTCAAATGCAGATACAATATGTATCTAAGTACATAGCCTTATCAGAAGAGGGCCTTGTTCCTAGACTTGAATGTCCAATGGATCAGGGCTCTCTCCTATGTAACCTAGACCTTGAAGATAACATTTATTTATACTGCCTATCTTGTAAATATAAAAACAACATAGGGCTAGAAGTATACGAAAAATTAGTGAACGGAGTTAACAATGCCTGAATGTGCATGCGGAAACTGTAATTGTGGTCAAGGACTACAAATTACAACAGAAAGTGCGTCGGCGGTAGAAGAAGTGCAATATGAGTCTTCTGGATTTAATACTTATGAATGGAAGATGCCCGTAATCTTCCCTAATACTGATGGAGAGATAAATAAAAATGGATGAGTCACAATTGCCCGATGGGGCTGTAATATCAGATGCTGGAACTATTGAAGAAAACCTTCCTATGGTTACCTACATTATGCTTCACAGAATATATGACCTTCTCTCACTAATTGCTGACAAAATTGTCGGCGGAGAAGAAGTTCAAAAGATGGTTGGGTATCATGAAAAAGGATTCTTGCTTGGTCCTGAACCTGCATACACTCCAATTGAAGTGAAGGATGAAGTAAATGGCATATAGTCAAGAGCAAATGGATTTTGCCCATAAGGTTGTTGTTAGACTTATGGAGATTTTAAAAGTATGTCCTAATGTAGACGATAAATACGTTTGTCATACATCAACACAAAAGGCACACACAAGATGTGTAGACCTAATGGTTCTTCTTGCCGAAATAACAAACCTACCTGAGTATCTTGTATACCTTGGAAACAATGAAGAGACAAAGGTGGATCCTTATGGATGGATTCTTGCCTATCCACCAGCTGAGGCAATTGTTGAAGGTGCATTAAGTAATAATGAAAAAGTAGTTGACTTAGAATAAAACATATTCTACAATAAAGATGTGTAGGTTAGAGACACCACCATGTCTCCCTATATAATGTGTAGCAATACACTAGAAATGCCCAATCGGATCCGCCTCTGATTGGGATTTTTTCTTTTATATAGATAATATATACAATGCGGACATATAGTGCAATTAGTGCGAAAAAAAGTGCGCCGAAAATAAGAACACCATATTCAAATATACGATATAATTATATTATGCCTAGACATTTCTTTAAACTATGGAATTCCCCTAAACAATATGCTGATAGCAGGGAATCTAGGGCTGAGCAGAAAATAGAAGATCTTTTTCAATCTATTAAATTTAAGCTTTGGCACATCTTTAAAAAATAGCCCTCATAAGCCCTCTACGGGGGTTTTAAAGCCCTAACGGGTCATATTTGGTGGCTACGCCCATAAGACCCCAAAAAGGGCGGGAGAAAAAGGATTACCCTATATCGTTATATACACCAATGAGTAGTATGTTGCCAAAATAAAGATTAATGACCAGAGGAATATCTTAGAGCTGTTCAAAGTCTATATCTTCATTTAGGTCAAAATCAAAGATTTCTTCTTGTCCCGCCCATTTTAAAAATTTATATAAGTATAGACCTGAAAAGACTGCTGTCGCAGTTAGCGTTATTAACGCAAATATTTTTTTCATATTAATCCTAGTCGACTAGTATTATTGATTAAGCTTTGCTGCAGCATCTCTTGCTTCTTTGGTGTGCATGTAATCACCAGAGCAAACTGTGCAGTATGGAGCCAAGGAACCTTGTTCGTCCATTTCAATTCCCCACTTGGACATATTGCATACATCGCATGGGCCTAGGTTTCCGTCTTCAAAATTATTCATAGTAATATTATACCACCTTTAAAATTAGTTAACTACAATATCTGTAGTGCTGGATAAAGTCTTTTCCATAGACAGTTGTGAAGCTTGTCCTTGATCCATTTTAGCCTGCGCTTCTTCTTCCGATTCCGCCATGACTGCTACTTTAATAGCCAGATCATAAATGTATACTTTTAATGACATGTTATTCCTAGTCGACTGCTTTTATAGATTCTATTAAATGTTAATAAAATATTTTTTAACTATTGCCTATTGCTTATATATATTATATAGTTCTTTTATTGATTACTTGGAAATTAGATTTTAGCAAACCCCCCCTACCCCCCAAATTTTATCTTTTTGGAAAGTAGGAGAAGTTACTAGATCATATTCCCAAGTACCTACTTGGCATATTGAGTCTTAGTGTAACCCCCGAAACCTTTCTAAGTATAACATTTGATATTTTCGAAAGTCAATAGCTTTTAGAATTTACCAAAATGTTAATATATTTTTAATTTGTACGATACACCCTTTTTTGAATGTCCGAATTGTCCGATAGTGCGCCCATAATCCTATGACCTTGAGCGTGGGTGTGGTGTAACTCACAAAAATAGTTTGCGAATACTAGCGAGTAACCCCCCTAAATGTCAGTCCCCCCTGCTAGGATTATAGTATAAAGAAAATCAAGAAAGGTTCTTGATAAAGAAAGGAAAACAAAATGTTTTCACTAAATTACACAGTAGGCTTAGGCTCTACTACCCTCCTAGTTCCTAGCGAGGAATACGCTAACGAGTTTCTAGACATAGTCTCACAGACTAGAGTCATAGACACAGTAACTCTAACCGAGTTACCTAACTATAAGCCTAGCAATCGCAAGGTTTATGCTACTACTAGAAGTTGGGAGTAATACTAATGAACGATTACTATGACGATATCTATCTAGATATCTATCTAGAGTTTGGCGCTGATAGCGTGTCAGACCCCGTCTATGCTGAGCAATTAGCAAAAGATAAGGGTGTGAGATAACTCACACCGACACACCTAGCCCTATGCTAGGTAATGTCAGCCACATAGGCTACAATATCAACTATAACAACTAACGAAAAGGATAGAAAATAAAATGACAATAACATACTCACTATGGGACGGCGCTCAACTACTAGGCGTCAATTTCACCGCTACTAGCGCTGATGAAATGAATAAGGTAGTAGCAGACTTACAGAAAGTCTCTAAGGGTGTAGTAGCCCATATGCGAAAGGTAGAACAAAACTAATGATGACTAAATGGGATACTATTCAACTAGATGTAGCGGACGCATACCTCCACCTAGATGATGAACTAGAATTAGAAAATGAAGAAACCGAAGAAGAATATTTCGGACACGAAATAATTTCGCTTGATGAACTAAGCGATACAGAACTAGAAGAATTGGCGATAATCTAATGACCATAAGCGGAATACTATTAGAACTAAACGACTACGGATTAGAGTTAGATAGTTTCTTAGGGGCTATCTACTTACCTTGGCACACTATTATTCTTACAGCCTTAGCGGTTGTAGCGTATAAAGTTTATAAAAGAAAGCGGGCTAAGTAATGACTACTAATCGCTTACTAACTACCGCCGTCCAATTACTACTAGCGGGCGTAACTATCCCGCTACTAATTGCCGTAATCAAAGATATAAAAAATGGGGGACTAAATGACTAAATCACAATTTGAGAAAGATTTAGATATAAAAGATAGTTTTATAGATTTGCTAAATGATGTTTATCCTAGCGTAAAAATCGGTTACTCAACTTTTACTCCCGCCGAAATTTTGGAATGTTGCGACCCTGTTGCTTTTTCTATCGGACTAATTGAACACGAAGATTATTTAGCAGAAATGGAAAACGAATAATGGAATTTTACGGATTTGAACACGCAATTGAATTGGATCATCTTACCGATGAGCAAATTTTACAATTAGAAAAAATATTTGAAGATTATGAATAAATAGCGGCGTGTCGGCTTGACAAAAGTCGATGCGCCCGCAAAAGCTGCGGCGTCGGGCGTGTCGTTATGAAAGAGTTATAAAAACCCCCGAAATTTGCGGCGTGTCGATTTGACAGACAAATCGGACATTTTGATGTGATTAGTATCACAAGGCTTGAGCGTCTCATTATTTGGAATTACTGGCTAGTAAGTAGAGAAATGTCAGACCCCTCGTGTATAATTCCAGATATAACAACAACGAAAGAAGGTCACTTCATGAACCTAGATGAATTCAAGGCGCATATTATCGCCACCCGCCAAGCAAGCAAGGCTGAAGCCTTGTCAGTGCTATCTGCTACAATTACAAAATCAACAACAACGAAAGGTGACAACTAATGTCAGCAAATATCTACACAATCGAAAGCCTACTTGTAGGAAAAAACTATCGCTCCCGTTCCGTGGAAGGTGAAATTATTTCAGCGGAAATCCACCCTAAAGCAATTTGGTATGAAGGTTGCGAAACTTATCTTGTAGAGGTTCGCCCTACTTATTCAACAACTAGCGGAAAATCTAAATGGTTTGGAAATACTGTTTATCGAACTCTCGCAGTAAAGGTTGGTGCATAATAATGGGATACATTGAAATTTTTAGAATGGACGAGGAAGGTGCTGGCTGGGTAGATTTATCCGAAGCCACCCCCGATGAATTGTTCAACATTGAAATTGGATTACTAAACGAGGGGATTTTTACTACACCCGAAGCCGAATAAATGTCGGTGGGTGCTGGTATAATTCCATTACAACAAAACGAAAGGAAAACTAAAATGGGTAAAATGAAAGAACTATACACCGAAATCATAAATTGCGATTTATGTAATGGTAAAGGCTGGCTATTTGCTGGCAACTCTATTGAATATGATGTAGAGGCTTGCGAATGTAATCCGCATAGCCTAGAGGTAAATAACTAATGAGCGAAATTGCTGGAATGTGGATTTGCGATAATTGCGATACTCTCGCCATTGTGTCGGTGGAAACTGATACAATACTTGTAACACAATGTAAATGCGTAACTAACGAAAGGGAAACTAATGTATAAAATAACTGTTGCTAATGATAGCGAACCTCGACACTTTACAAAAGAATACTCAGATGAATTAGAAGCGCACACCGAGTTTGCTAAATTCATTGACTGGGGATTTGCTGATGAATACTCAACTGTAAATCTTTACACGCCAACTGGCAAATGCTATACAAAAGTTTTTTATCGTAGTGGAATGGTCGTAGTAAAATGATGACACGAAAAGATTATGTCGCAACCGCAGAAATTCTAAAGTTTGCTAGCGATAAAACTCACCCTGCTTTATTTTCTAAAATTGTAAATGATTTCGCAGAAATGTTTGCGAAAGATAATGAGCGATTTGATGTAAACCGATTTCACGAAGCGAGTGGGTATAATGTTCCTAACTTCAATTCAAGATAAAGTAAAACGCATTCAGGAATTGCGTCGCAGTAATGCGGCGCAACCTGTTCGCAATAAAAAAAAATACACACGCAAAATAAAACATAAAAATAAATTCGATCAATAAAATTAATTTGTCGACAAAACGCCCGCAAAAGCTGCGGCGTCGGGCGTGTCGTTAAGGGTGTGATCAAAAACACCCTGGAAAGCTGGGCTAGGATTGGAATATGTCGGTCCATTCTGCTATACTTGCCATTCAACCAACGATTGAGGTCCAATGAAACTGAAACGCTCTAATGATAGAAAGGTGGCTAACCTTGTCACAAAAAATGGAAAGCAAGCCGCAATTGCGAACACGTTCGGCCTACCTGCAGGAAAAGACTTTTCTTGTCCTGGTGCAACGTCTATCTGTGAGACTGTTTGCTACGCAGGCAAATTGGAAAAACTATACAAAGCCGTAAAGGCCAACCTATTACACAATTGGGAATTGCTACGCAATGCCGATACCGATACAATGCTTATTCTATTAGATGAGATGATTGTAGAATTTATTGCAGATTGTGAAAAGAAAGACGCCCCTAAGTTATTCCGTATCCACTGGGACGGAGACTTCTTCAATGATACTTATACTTATGCCTGGAAAGTAATTATTGAAAATCATCCCGATGTTCAATTTTGGGTTTACACACGTGTAAAGTCTGCAGCGCTTATTCTAAAAGATGTATCTAATTTATCTCTTTACTATTCTACCGATGATGAGAATAAAGAAATCGGCCACGAACTAAAAGTAAATGAGGGAATTCGCCTTGCATACTTAGGGAAGACATTCGCCGTAACCGAAAACACAATGAAAGAATTGACGGGCAAGCCTGGTGCCAAATGTCCCGAGAATATGAAATCAATTCCGCTTATCTCTAGCGCAGGCAGTGCTTGTGTATCTTGTGGCTTGTGTGTTTACGGTAAAGCAGATATTAGATTTTCTGCGAGTAAAAAATAATGGCGGACCTGGTTGGATCTGTTATTGCAATTATAATCCTGGGAGCTCTTGTACTTCCAATTCCTATTGCAATATGGGCAGTACTTAAAGGTTAACGGCGTGTTGACTTGACAAAATGGTGAAGCGCCCCCAAAGCTGTGGGGGGTTATCCACAGTTATGAAGAGTTATCCACAACCCCTGGAAATTGTGAGATTTATCACAAGACTTATGCGGGAATAGATTAGGTAATGTCAGTGCACTATGCTAAAATACTCTTATCCAACAACGAAAGGTAACAAATGTCTAATCTAATGTCCGTTCCACACACAATAACTTTCGAGGCTACTATTGACCTCGATAAAATTCCTAGCGAATTATTGCCTGCCCTACTTGCACTTAGCAAAGAAGATGTATTGCGTATGTGCAAAGAAGCAACACTACACGCACTTGCTGAAAGTAAGATGTTGCAAATTGCAAATGAAAATAACACTTGGGCTGAAGTAATTGTCAAGGAAGGTAACTAATAATGGGATACACAACAGCACTTGATTTATCTGCTGAGTTTGATTTAGAACAAGGTATTGCTTATCACTTACAGGGTAATCACTATCCACCCGTTCCGCTTTCTATGGTGCAACCTTGCATAGATGCAATAGATGCTTTCTATGATGAGGACTATAATAAACTAATCGCAATGCCTGAAGGCGTGTCGTATCGTGGAGAAAAGTTTGCACCTGCCTCCGCTATTATCGAACAGCACCACCTAGACGCTTGGCTACCTGAAAGCGAATACTGAGATCAAAAGCTGAGCGTGTGAGTTATCTCACACGCTTGGTATCTCGTATAATGAGATTGGGGTTGATAGATGTCAGTCCCTAATGCTACAATACTACCTAACAAGAAAGGAAGCAAAATGACAATAGATAACAAAACCTATCAGGTTGGTGATTTATTCACTACCCTAAAGTCAAAGGAAACAGGCGTAATCAAAGAGATTATTCCTAACTCATCTGGCTCGGTGAGAGTCCGTCTGGAAACAGACAACGGGGAACGCTGGACAACTGTTCTAGCAGACAACCTAGCGTAATGAACGGCAGAGGGGTCGCATTGAATTGTCAGACCCCTCTGCTATACTAATCAACCAACCAACGAAAGGCAACAAATGACTAGAGCAATAACAGTAAAGGTAGCAACTACCAAAGTAATCAAGGCACTAGAAACTCGTCTAGCAACGCTAGAAAAAGACTATGCTTCTCAAACAGCAAATGAAGCAAAGTTCCAAAAGGCATACGAAGCGTGGAAAAAGGAAATTGGTAAGTGGGCTATTGCTAACTTCTCAAAGGCTGAAAACCTACGCACAAACTATCGCAACTGGAACAACACACTCAATGTTGATTTTGACATCATCACAAAAGAAGGTTCTTTCCCTACTGAACCTGAAAAGGATTTTGAGGTTATCCATCAGCACAGTTATCGTGAGATGAAAGAGGACATCACCAATGCTCTCACAATTCTCAAAATGACAGATGAGGAAACAGTAAATGCTTCCACAATGAAGCAGATTGCTAAGTATCTCTAAGCAATTTGGGGGGCAGAACTAAAGTCCTGAACCCAAACAACCT